AGAAACTGATCTTCTAATACCTCTAAGTCCTCCCGCTATCGGTGATTGTAGTCCTTGCTCCTCATCCATTATAGACTATTTTGTTGTTGTTGTGCTTTTAAGTTTTCTTCTTCAACATATTGCTGAAGTAATGAAACATAAATTTCTCTCTCCCAAGGCATCATATTTTCAAGCTCTGTTAAACTATATTTATGGTGCTGCATCAAAGCAAAGTTTAATTTGTAGTATGACGCAAGATCTTCGTGAGCCATACTCACCCGAAAAAATTCTGTAGCCCCTCTAATACAATCTCACACTCTTTTTTAGTGTTTGGATTTGTTACCTTAACTGTATGAGACAGTTTTGGCATTGTTTCAAAGAATTTTTCTATTGCCTTGAATTGTTTAGAATCTAATTGTTCTAAAAAAGTTGATAATTCTTTTTTTGTACAATCAGCAGATGCCCAAGATTCCTCCTCCGAATATACTTGATCAATACAAGATGCAATCAAATCAAAGGTATCATCAACATTCATCTCAGTTGTAGTTGCAAAATTATTCTTAATAAATTCATTCAATGAAGGATATCTCATTCTCAATGTATACTGTTCATCGAGTTTGATATCTCTATCATGTTCATCACTTTTTTGAATTTTAATCGAGTCAATATTGATAAGAGCAGGAACTTGTGTTTTTCCATCATCTGGACAAGTTACCATAACTTCAATATCCTCCCCGACAGATTTACCTCGAATATTCAAAAACAAATATTCTATATCAAATGTTGATAATTTATCAACTTTTATTCCTTTAGTTAATATGCAATGAGTAATAACATTCTTAACTGCATTAGCAATCTGTTTAGTATCTTGAGATTCCATTGCTAAAATGAGAATCTTCTCCTCCTTTACTAAGAAAGGTCTAAACTTAATCTTTCTATTTGACGAAGGTAACACCAACTCATAAGTTGGAGTTGAAATGGTTGGTAAAGGCATAATAATTACTACACTTCAGTAAATTTATTTATAGGGGTTTTGCAAACCTATTTAACGTTAATCAGGTATTAAATTAATTGTACTCTGTACGGGGTTTCCACCAATTAATGATGTGAATTTTGCTGCTGGAGTCGCTAAATTAAGATATCTAAAAGTTGATCGTGCTGCCAACTCATTTAACTGATCATCTTTGAGAGATAATCCATTCTTTATTGCATTACCCCTTCCAAACCCTAAGTCATTATAAGCTTTTCTTAGATCCCTTGCAAGAGATGATGACTCACCACAAATATAACGGTCATAACTAAATGAACAATTCGCTTTTAAAACTTGTGAATTTCCATACTGAACACGAACAGAATTAAGAGACAAAGGAAATAGTCCAATAAACCTATACTCTAAAAACTTTTGATGGTCTCTTTCAAATTTTACAATTGTTGTATCATTTGATTTATAATCTTTTGGATAATTTAATTGAAAATAATATGTATCATTACCAGGATCAACTTGATTACCACCTGTAATATACTCCATCCAATGTTCAAGAAATTTCATTGTCTTGTATTCATTGTCAACATAAAATTCAAAGTTTACTTGAGTAAAATTACGAGTATGTGCAAATCTCTCGACCATACCCTGATAATCACCAGTAATATTCTGCGATGCTAACGCACTGCCTGGTAAAGCAGCATTATAACATAACAATCCTACATTATCTGCAATAAATCTACTATCAATGCCCTTTCTTCTTAAGTGATTTCTTAATCCACTTGGTGGTAATGTAAATCTCACAAAATAATCTGATGTCTGAGCTACATTCTGTATCTTAGGCATTATATCTGATATTCTTCTCGGTCTTGGTGCTGGCACTCTAAATACTTCTATAGTATAGTTATTTAGATGGCTTATAAGGGAAAATACTATCCTTCATTTCCCAGAAAGTACAAAGGTGATCCAACTAATATCATTTACAGGTCACTTTGGGAAAGAAAGTTTATGGTGTATTGTGATAAAAATACAAAAATATTGGAGTGGGGTAGTGAAGAAATAGCATTACCATATCGTTCTCCACATGACAATCGCATTCATAGATATTTTCCAGATTTTTATATCAAAGTTCAAGAGAACACAGGTAAAATAAAAAGATATCTAATTGAAGTGAAACCACTAAAGCAAACAACAAAACCAAAAAAACCGAAAAGACAAACAAAGGGTTACATTCGTGAAGCATTTGAATATGCAAGAAATCAGGCAAAATGGAAAGCAGCAAGAGAATACTGTGCTGACCGAATGTGGGAATTTAAAGTAATAACAGAAAAAGAGTTAGACATATGAGTAGATTAGATCCCATAATGAATAATCTCGTTGGTAATGAAAGTCCTGATGATTTAGCTACTGATATATTAGGTGTACTGACTGAAGGAAGTAATGTTCCACAAGCAGGAAATTTTTATGTTTTTGTATATCGTGCAAAAACACCAGGTATCGCATATGATTCACATCCACTTGTTGCAGTGACTGATGTTTTCCAATGGGGATTCAAAGGATTAAACTATCACTGGGGAGAAATGAGGCAATATACCTTCCCAGAAGTGGTCGGTGGACTATATCAAGTTGACGAAATGGAGTTAAGAGATTTAAGAACTCTACCTTTTGTCAAAATCGTACTAAATAGTTAAAAAACAAGGTCGATATGGGCAGTAGGAATAGATTTAAGAATAGACTTCAAAAAACTAACGATAATAATCTATCTAGAAAAGAATTAATAAAAAAATATGGATTATCTACTTTTAGAGAAGATCCACAGGAACAAGCTGCCTTAAACGCTTCAAAACCATCACCAGATTTCTCAAAAGATCCAAAATATGCAAGCACTGGCGGACCAAATGGAAATAAGTTTATAGGAGAAACAAATACAACTGGAGGCACTGGTTCAAAAACTGAAACTACTCCTCGAAGACAAAATTTTAAAATGAGATTAGGATATCCTCTTGCAAGAGGACCTGGTGAAAAAACTGGTGATACATTACTAATTAAGTGTGTTGAATATCAAGCACCCGAAGGTGGAGTGGCAGGACTTGGATTAACAGGTATTGCAGAAACTGGACTTGTAACTGCAGTGAATGGAGGTAAATACAGAGGTAAAGATGTAGTGCATGGTCAAACAGTGGTTACAGGTTATAAGAATGTACAAATGAATGTAACTGATGCGAATAGTCGTATGAGTCGAAATCAAAACATTAAATACTATATTGAATTACCAATTCCTCAAGAGGTAAGTGACTCAAATACAGTGACTTGGGGTGAAGATCAAATGAATATATTCCAACTTGCAGGAATTACCGCTGCAAGTAGAGCTTTAGATGATGCAAGTGGTACATTTCAACAAGCGTTAGATTTTATACAAAAGGGTATCAAGTTTGATGGATTTGATGAAGGCACACAAAATGCAATTAGAAATGCGATAAGTGGTAAAGCGATTGACGCACTTGGTGGTAATGTCAATATGTCTAGTGTTATAGCTAGAACTACTGGTCAGGTATTAAATTCAAACCTTGAATTATTGTTTGGTGGTGTTAATCTTAGATCTTTCCCTTTTAGCGTTACATTTACTCCAAGATATTATGAAGAGATGTTAGAAGTTAAACAAATAATAAGGCAATTAAAAAGTTCAATGAACGCAAAAGGAAAAACAATGTCTGCTGGTTCAGCATCAGGTGCATTTCTTAAATCTCCAGATGTTTTTTCACTTCGATATCTACATAATGGACAAGATCATCCATTCCTTAATCAATTTAAAATGTGTGCTTTGACAGGGATGAGTGTCAATTATACAAACGCAGGAACTTATGCAAGTTATGAAGATGGTTCACCTGTAAGTATTAGATTGAATATGACATTTAAAGAACTCAATCCTATCTACTCTGAGGACTATGATGGAATGGGTGAATCAGATGGAGTTGGATTCTAATGGGATATTTTAGAGAACTACCAAATATTGCGTATCAATCGCCACTTTTACATAAAAATTCTTCTAGAGATTATCTCTTAATAAAGAATATTTTTCGTAGAACAAAATTATATGATTTTTTAGAAAATAATGTTTCATTATTAGATAAGTTCACAATAGGAGACGGTGATCGTCCAGATACAGTAGCTGAACAGATGTACGGTGATTCATCGTTAGATTATATTATTGTATTAGTTGCAGGTATAACAAATATAATTGATGAATGGCCACTTCAAGACTATCAAGTTTATGACTTTGCATTGCAAAAATATGGTTCTGAAGAAAAAATGAATGAAATAAAATATTATGAAACTTTGGAAATAATTGATGACCAAGGTAGACAAATTGTACCACCTAATTTAATTGTAGATGCTGATTTTAAAGTTGACGGTACTGTAAATAAATTTCCAAGTTCAACCAGATATACTTTAAAGGCACTCACAGGTAATAGACAACTAGATGATAAAGATGAATTTACAGTGCTAACTGATAATATAGCCCGTGCTATAACAAATCTTGAATACGAGTATACATTAAATGAAGGAAAGAGAGAGATAAATGTATTATCGCCTGGTTATGTACAATTATTCATTAATGATTTAAGAGATATCGTAAGTTATGATAAGAGTTCAAGTTACATATCAAAGAATATAGCGGGAACTGAAAATACAAACGTAGTTAACCCATAAAAAAAGGGGGTCGTTTGACCCCCAACATCACTATGTGATTATTCTTCTGCAAGTTTGGCGAAGTATGATAGTGCGTCATCCTCCTCTTCTGCTACTGCAGGAGTTGGTTTTGATACAGCAGCAGTTACTAACTCTTCTGCTTCTCCACGATCAATATCCTCTTCTTCAAACTGTGGTGCAGCGGACTTCTTATTTCCAAGAACATAATCTAGACGAGTCTTTAACTCATCATATGTCTTGAACTGGTCTGGTGCAACAATCTCAGCAAGTGAGAACTGTTTCTTCCAGAGTGACTCCATTGCATCATCATCGTCAAGTAAAGGACTTGGTGCTGCAAATTCAGAACTATCGTAGTTTCTGTATCCTGCAACATTCTTTGCCTTTAACTTAAAGTTAGCACCTTGCCAAAAATCGAATGGATCGATTGCTTCCTCATCTTCAAACTCAGGTTGCATTGCTGCAGTAAGTTTGTCAAAGATTTTCTTTCCATACTTGTATAGAAATACTTTACCTTCGTTCTCAGGGTTAGCAGGGTCTTTCACAACATAGATATTGCTGACGTAAGTTAACTTACGCTTCTGCTTTCTTGCAGTTTCTTTTCCTGCGTCAGTACCGTTGTTCCAGAGTAATGAATTGTACTCAGAAACTGGGTCTTTCTGTCCAAGTGTAGTGAGTGAGTTCTCGATGAACCATCCACCAGGACCTTGAAATGCGTGTGAATATAGTTTTACAAATGGTAAATCTTCACCTTCGGGTGCAGGTAGAAATCTGATAACAGCATAACCGTTACCGCTTTTGTCTACATCTAACTTCCAGATACGGTCATCAGTGTTACCGCCCGTGTTGTTCATCTTCTCGACTTCTTTTACTAACTTTGCAGTAAGTGAGCCAAGTTTAGATTGTTTTTTTAGGTCTTTAAAAGACATTTGGATACCTCGGATAAATTGGATATTTTAGATAATTGGATTATAGCAGATTAATAATCAATTGTCAATAGACTTCTTAAGAG